GAGCTCTTAATCTGTGGTGCTTCGTCGGGCTTAAAAGTAACGGTGATAGATACAGAATTATCTGCCCAATAATGCTGATATTGGGCAGCAATCTCAAGTTGCTCCCACATGCTTACATCTTTTTTTCCTTTGATAAAATATTTTTCATGAACTGGAAACTCAACACACACGGTGTTTGGCGAATACTTGTCATCTTCGATATTATAACCGGCTTCGGCTAAAGTGTCAAGCATCGTGTTAGATTTTGAGAACCTAATACGTCTGATGTAGTATTCATCTTCCGGAAAATGTACTCCCGGCGTGCTTCCATTTAGCAGCGACACTGTTCCGGACGGCTTGATAGACGTCATGCGGACCGATTTGGGAATACAAAGCCAATCTGAGTATTCTTCATCAAGCTGATGTACATAACCATAAGCCTTGTCGCACCATGTAAGCATTTCTCGGCGTCCGTGCTTATTGAATGCTTGTACCACACCAGATTGAGAAAGTCCGATGCGGCGGTTCTTTAACATCTTAGCGTTCGTTTCTGGCCAATGTGTGTTTGATAGCGTTACAGTCTTGCCGTACAGGTAGGCAATCTTAAGTGTCTTTAAATAATCTTCATACGTATCGTGTTTTGCTGGAAATGTTTCGACTAGACAACAAAGTTCTGCATCTTCAAGCTGTTGTTCTACGCACGGATTGAAACCCATTACGCTCCTGTCATCATCGCGTGGAGGATCAGCCATGCGTCCTCGGGTGCGAGCATTGTCAAGCCAAATATATCCCGGCTCTCCGTTCTTCTGAGACTGCTCTGCGTGCCACTGATAGTCCATTCCCACTACCGCATGGAAGGAGTTGTTTGAGCCCCAACGGTGATGGTATAATTTTTCTTGGTCATTCTTCATTTCAAGATAATGAAAGTCGTCATGTGACCCAAGAGCGAGAGCGGCGGAACGCCGCACATTGCCGGATACGACGCAGCGACCAATCAAGTTCTCAGTATCCACAATATCCACCGAGCTAATTTGTTGCCCAATCTTAGCGTCATATAGCTCTCTCAGATTTTGATGTAGCTCAATCAAAGGTTGGGGCCCAGATGAGGTGCCACCAAAACCTTTTATTGGTGCTCCTAATTCCCTGATATTCGAATAATCAAACTTTGGAACTTGTGAACCAAAGAAATAACCATCCAACAAAAGTTTAACAGAGTGCACCCATCCTTCGCGTGAATCATCGATAATGTGAGTATCGTTAGTAAACTGAGGTTCGGCAATCGTCACACTGTTCGCCCCGAGAGTATCAAACCCAACCCCAATGCCAACCATAAGTGCATCCATCATCCACGCGAACAGGTAGCCGCCTTTGGTTGATAAGTCCTTAGTGGATCTAAAAGCACAGTTAAAAAGTCCAGCAGCCGTTCTTTCTTCAATAAATTTAGTGCCCATCATCCACAGACCGCGACCGGGAGGCGTCCACTTTAAGTTAAACAATCGATCATATGCATCTTTGGCTGTTTTCTGTGCCTTGTTATCATTCCATTCGAGTCCCAACTGAAAGACATGTTGTTTTTGCATATTAAACATTCCTTCAATCACGCGGCGACAAGTTTGGAACCACTCTTCTGATCCTTTTGCCTCTGGATCAAATTCACTGAGGCGTCTGGAATAAGTTCGTTTAAATGTTACGTAGCCCAGTGGACCCCATGGTACCTCTTTGTCGGTATAATGCTCAATAAATGTGTCTGATAATTTGAATTTTCTGATATTGTCGATTGTTCTCATGTAATTTTTTTCCTTCTAGTTTTGAACTTCTCGTATCGGCTCTGGAGGTGGTCTTTCTGTGCCGCGGCCGAATTCGGAACAGGATTTAGTGGTATTGTGGTGCCGTTGGGCGACGTCGTCGGAATTATTTTTGGCAGCATTCTTATACTCACATTTGACGTATCCATAAATAGATCATATATGATCCCATCGGGCCCATTTCTGTTCTTTGCAATAAACATTTTTGCCTGATTTTTCTGTTTATCCTCGATGGTCCTCGAAAGAGTAAAAATAAAATCAGCAACAAAACATTTATTAAATGCTTCAGAAATTTGCTCCATGGTGATCACCTCGGCGTTCAATCCAGAACGATTTGTTTGTGAAGCTGTCCACACAGGACACTCAAACTCTTGAGATATAGCCCTCAACTCTTCATAAATGGATTCTAGCTCATTTCTTTTTTCTTTTCGAACAGTGACGGGCTTAAGCAAATCTGCATAATCAATAACAATCAAGCCCGGCTTGATGCCTCTCTTAAGAAGTTTTGACAAATGTGTTTTAATAGTATTAGTAGATGCAGACTTTGTGGGATATTCTTTAACAATCAATCTTCCCTCTATGTCTTTAACTGCGTCATAAATTTCATCCTTAAAGTTTTTTAATTCTGATAAAGGATAGCTAGTGATGCAGCTGTCATACCTAGACGCCACCACAGTATCTTGTAATTCGAGCGTGTAGTGTACAACAGTTTTAGCCTCTTTTACTGCTTGGGCTCCCAAGTGAACAAGGGCCATGGATTTTCCAGCGCCCGTAGGAGCAATAACAACTCCTAATTCGCTCTTGCCGAGTCCTCCACTGGTGATCTTATCAATCTCTGCCCAGCCAGTAGTAACTGGCTTTCTAAACTTGGGTTTAAAGCGCTCTTCAAAGTCGACCAGATAATCGTAACCAAAGTTATTATCAGAACCAAGTTTGAGTGCGTCATTGATGACAGTTGAAATTTCATCAAATGAGCACGATTGAAGCAAACCAACTGATTCCATCATCGCTTCTTTAAGTTTTTGTTTTCTGCAAAATTCCAGCGAAGTTTCTTTTATGTAATCACAGTCACTAACTTCTTTTGCGCGCACTCTCGCAAAATATTCTCTGACTTGATCACGAACAGCTTCATCTTCTTTATCGAGTTCCGTTCTCAAAATAGTGATCAGCGCATCTGCAGATGGGTGCTTCCCATATTTTGTGCGATGACGTAAAATTTTTGTAACAAATATTCTCAAATATTCAAGTTCTAAGAAGTTAACATCAAGGACTTCGGTTATTTGATCGGCGAAGGGTCGGTCCTCGAATATCAATTGAACCAACCCTTCTTGAAAGGCTTTACCATACCTTCCGAAGTCTACTTTTTCTGATAGCATTTTGCCCCTTTATGGCTGTGTTTATAAGTATAACATTCAATCGCCTAAAGTCAAGGCAAAAACGGCTTAGTTATCAGGCCGCGTCAACACGATCACTAATGATCTTGTTTAAGGAAGTCTTCAGATCTTCCCAATTTAATTCACCAAATCCATCGTCAATCATCATCTTTAAGATACCGGTTTTGTTAAAAGTAAATTCAAAATTTTCTATAGATTCTTTAACAAAAGTTTTGGATTGAATAGACATCTGCGGAGCGTACAATTGCATCATCTTATAATTATGTTCAATTAGCTCTCTGCTCTCAACAATATTGTTAAAAACTTTTAGTTTGCTTTCTTCGAGCATTTCTTCACAGTGTTCAATAACATCATCGACAGTGTAAGTTTCTTCTTCGCTCAAAAAACTTAATCTCTTGGCAACGGTACCAAAGCCCACACCTTTAACTCCCGGTAAATTATCGGAAGCATCGCCAATGATTGCCCTCGCCAATGCCATATTGGTTGGGTGCACTCCTGTCTGTTCAATAATCCTTTTGGTGTTCAGTAATTCGTCTTTAGTGGGGCGCCACAGAACGGTTTGATCTTCACAAAGTTGCATAAAATCCTTGTCATTGGATACAATGATCTTCTGCCAATCTTTGTAGTGCGGCATGTTGCATACATAAGATATAACGTCGTCGGCTTCCACTTGATCAATCATAGTTTGAATAATCGGCATTTCATTTAAATACTCAATCAGGCGACTCTGTTGCCAAACCTTATTCTGTACTTCTTCGTCGTCTGTAAGGTTGTGGAAGGCTCTGTTGAGACGGATGGGTTTGCGTCCCTGTTTATAGTTCTTGTCCATTGTCTTTCTTTTGCGAGATCCGTCTGGTCCGTCCCATGCGATAATCACATTGTCAGGCTTCGTAGTTCGCACTAGCTTTTGTAAAATTTTCAGAGATCCCTTGAGACCCCCGATGGGCTGTCCATGTCTGGATAAACTAGGATCTACAATGTAGGCCCGCAGGTACATGTTTAGTGCATCAATGATGAGCACTCTTTTATTTTCACTTTTCATATTCATAATTAATTAACTCGTAAATGTTGCCCCATGGATCATTTTTGTAAACAGAGCGGGAGCCATCTCTGTGTGTTTTTATCTTGTCTTCATCATCACGAAAATCGTCAACCTCAAAGGCAAAGTGTGATGGATGAGTACCTTTCTTGACGAAAGCTAGTTTTATGTTTTCAAATTCCACAAGGGCCCAAGAATCATCGCTGTAAATCAATTCAGCATTAAAGTTAAATTCGTACCACTTGGCTGCTAGCGTTGGCTCGTCAACAACCAACGCAATGTGATCTATCTTCATGCTGCATGTTCTCTCAACAATGTATCACGGTACTGAAACAAGGCTAGCTCTTTGTGTTTTGCCTCAATCATAATGTCAAACTCGTTGCCATAATCATTTAAGGTATTATATACCAAGTCAGAATGTGCTTGTGGCTTGATTTTAGGATTGCCGTGCTCGATTGAACGTGATTCAGCGTAATGAACCACAGGCTTGATATCACCCCATGTGGACAGCGCCAGTTCAAGTGCTTCTTGTTCAGTCTGACCGCCGGGATGGAGCATGTGGTGATGATAGTCGAACACAATAGGAATACCGATGCGTTTGTATACACCTTCGTACAATTCGAGTGTGGAATATAGTGATGTTTTGTCGTCATTTTCCACGGTCAAACGGGAACGAACATTATCAGGTAAACGCTCAAAGTTGCGACAAAAATTGTCGAGAGCAAACGGCTTGTCACCGTAGGCAGCACCGACATGAATGTTAAGCTTGGCATACGGCGTGCGAGGCAGACCGATAAGATCAAATAGATCACCATGCACAGATAAATCAGTCTTCGTTAACTCAAACACTCGCTCCTTGGGCGATGCTAGTTTGTTAAACGGGCCAGGATGCGATGTAAGGCGCATTCCGTGCTTGCGAGCAAAGTTGCCCGCCTTGAGTGCCGCGGCGTGTATAGCGCCGAAATTAGGCATATCTGTGAGGTCATACTCGGACGCCCACGGAATAATATCGGAAGAAAGCCGATAAAAGTAAATATCATGCTCAAGATTCCACTCAAGAATAGTGTGTAAATCACGTAGATTTTGCAAAGCTAGTTCAGAAGCGTAGCTGATGCCACGATCATGAAATGTGCGTTTAATCATTGTGCGATTAGTTGTGATGCGCTGCGACTTTGGCAGCGACGAGAAACCCATATTGATACAGGCGTAACCTAGATTGTTAGACATAAAACCCCTCTTGTCTATATGTATTATAACCACTTCTGGTGGTGGTGTCAAGTGTTAATTACTCATTGTCGTAATAATCTGCGGCATTTCCTTGACGATTATCAAACTTTTGAATTACTTCTGTTTCCATAAGCTCCAAAACCTTAGTCTTAAATTCTTCGTCGGTCTTTACTAACTCTGTCCACTTAGAAGGTTGGAATTTCTTTGAATAATCCCCAACAGTCATAGTATACCAAGAGCCGGCGGAAACCATTTGTTTAGAACCCTTAATAGCATCAAACCATGATTCTTCATCTTGGATACCAATCTCTTGAGTACCCCACAGAATTCTGAAAGTGCAGTTTCTGCCTTCAGTGCCAAAGCGAGACTTTTCAAGTTTCACCTTAACCTCTGAGCCGATCTTAAAACCTTTTTCATCTGTGACTGCTGCAGCTTTAGATTTCCGACCGGTGAGCCAGATGCGTAGCGAATACGAATAGTGCATAGCTTTACCACCGGGCGTAATATATGGCGTAGTCATCGCGATCTGTCGAGCCATTGGACCCTGTGGGATATTGGTCTTCAATTGATTGAGCACAATGAAAGTTGCTTTTTGATCTGCAATTGGAATAACCAACTTAGACATGCCTTTCGCCAAGATACGGGCTTTGGTGGCCACAGACGATTGTGGATTGAAATCTCCCTCAACATCAGAAATAGATGGCGTAAACGCCAAAGAATCCCAAATGAACACTAGCTGATCTTCAGCAGCACCCAGCAACTCTTCAATCGTTTCCAGCACAAATTCAACCGACGATGCTTGGATATACATTAAGTTTTCCAAATCGCAACCAGCACGACTTAAAAAGTCCGGGTCAATAGCAGATTCGGAATCAAAATAGACTACCAGCTTTCCCTGCTTTTGTGCGTTGGCAGCAACCTGTGCTGCCATATATGATTTACCTGTTGACTGGAGACCAGCAATCTCGGTAATTTTACCAACAGGAATGCCGGCTAATTGACCCTTGCAAATAATAGAATCAAGCCATCGTGAGCCTGTTGGGATCCACTCTTTAACAGATGTGGGATTGTCGGTGGTAAGATCGTGTGCCACCTCACGTCCAGCTTTTTTATTCACTAGTTTCATAAGATCGTGCATGGAAACACGACCGGCTTTGGCTTTTGCCATTTGCCCTCCTTTTTGTTATACTAATAATAACACCGCGGGGGTCTCTTGTCAAGCAGTTTTTGTAAAATATAATTTATTGTGGTAAGTAAACATCAGCCGTGATACACTGAATATCATCTGTACTGTTTCTGATACCTGTAGCCGCAACAGACCAACTTTCAGCGCTGTCTGTACTTTCAAAAATATAGCCGTCTTGCGCGCAAATTAACCACTTGGTACCATCTGTGGCTGCATCTCTGAGGTTCTTACCGGAGGCACTTAAGCTTACTGTGTTGAAGCCACTAATCGTGGTTCCGTCTTT